GGCCAGATGCTTGCTGCTGGGACAGCTACTGCTGGGCAGCTATATCGTGATTTTCCAAATGATGGCTCTGAAGATACTCTTTTTGGAGCAGGAAGCCATATTGCCGGAATGATCCGAGCATTCAAGGCAATAAATAAAGTATCATATCTTGATGTCATCCCGCTTGATGATGCTGTTGGTACTGCTGGGTCTGCTACAATGACTTTTGCAACTGCCTCTGCAACAGCTGATTCATCAATTGTTGTTTCATTTGGGTCTGAAATTGATGCCAAAGTTACTGTTGATATCTCATCAGGAGATGATCAAACAGCTATTGCTGCTGCAGTGGTTACAGCAATTCAAGCACTATCAAATTATTCTCAGCTTCCATTCACTGTTGCATCTGCTCTTGGTGTGGTTACTGCAACTGCTGCCAATAAAGGTACACTTTCTAATGATTGGGGTTTGTCTGTAACTGGTGAAATTTCCGGTGTTGGCATAACACTAGCTGGGTGGTCAAGTGGAGCAACTGATCCAACTCTGACAAGTGTTCTTGATGTCATTGGTGACCAAAGATATCAAACAATACTGTGGCCTTCTGCATATGATCTGACAGTTGTTGAAACTTTGCTGAATGCAAGATTCAACACCACAAATGCAATTCTTGATGGTGTTGCACTACAAGTCAAATCAGACACATTGTCGAATCTGAAATCATATGCTGTTCAGAATTCACAATCTGTTGTCATCCCTGGTGAAAAGAAAGTAGATAATACATTCATCAAAGGACCAGCAACTCTTGAGTTCCCTGATATTGCCAGTGCTCAAATTTGTGCAATCAGGGCATTGAGATTTACCAATAGTGCTCTCCTGACACAGTATCTGACAACTGTTGCACCAAGTGATCAGTTTGGTGGAATCGGGGCTGCTACTCTCCCATATTTCAACACTGCTCTGCCATCACTTCCAGTTGCTCTGGCAGGGAATGATTTTTCTCAGACAGAACAGGCAGAGCTTATTGCTGCTGGGGTTGGAACATTTGGCCCAAATAGAGCATATTCTGCCACTATCTTTGGGGAATTTGTCACCACATATCTGACTGACAATGCAGGAAATGCAGATGACAGCTACAAGTATCTGAACACAATTGATGCTGCAAGTGTCATTCGTGAATTCTTCTTTGTCAATATGAAAGCCAGGTATGCCCAAACAAGATTGACAGATGGTGATCTTGTTGCAGGAAGGGATATGACAAATGAAGCTGGAATTAGAGCATTCTGTAATGAATTGTATGATTCCCTAGCAGATGATGTAATTACACAAAAAGGCAGAGCTGCCAAGAAAGATTACAATCTGAATCTTGTAATCGTTGTTGATGTCAGGAATGGGACAGCAACCATAACACAAGCACCGCTGCTGGTTTCACAACTGCGGGCACTAACTGGAACAATTCAAATCAATTTTGGAGGCTAATAAATGTCTGACAGATCATTAAGCAATCCAACAGTTGAGGTCAATGATGATATAATTCCAATCATTCCAAATTCGCTTTCCTATAAGCCTGGTTTGGGTGATAAGGCTGCAAAATCTCAAAGTGCCGGTGGCAATGCCATAACAATTGTTGTGACTGAAAATGCTGAAACAAAAATCAGCATGGTCAAGTTCAAAATGTTCAATACCACTGCAAATCTTAGCAGGGTGAAAGATTGGAATTCCCTTTATGAAAACACAATCAGGATTTATGAGGGTGATGTTACAGAATCATTCCGAGATATGGTTGTGACAACTGAGCCAGAAAGACAGATTGGCGCAGATGGTGAACTTGAAATAGAATTCCAAGGTGCACCTAGCTTATAATAGGTAAGACAGCAAAAATCGGCTTTTTCTAGTGGCTCATAATGCTGTCTTAATTCCTTATAGATAGGAAAGGTCTGCTTTCCTATCTTCTAATACTACCATCGTTTTCAAACTATCATATTGAAATTATTAACTTTCCAATTTTGGGGGCAAAATGGATAAGAATTTATTGTACCAACTTTCAAAAGAATTTGAATTTTCCAAGAAAGGTGGATTTGAAAAGACTGCTACAATTGAAATCAAACCACCTTCGATGAATTCATTTGACGAAGTATCTGATTTTGAACAACTGTTTATGGGGTCCATTGTCACCGCTGGCAACTTGTTCAAATCTTCAGAAGAAGAAGATCAACCACCAGAAGAAGAAAAAAGCGCACTCCAGAATCTTAAGGATAATGTGCCAACTGCAAATGAGATTCGGATGCTGATCACAATCTCACAAGAAGTCAAACTCAGAGATTTGTTCAAGGCATTTAAAAAACTTGCTGTTAAAGATGCAAAGCTTGATGAAAAGACACCCATGAAGGCTTCACACTTTGACAAGCTTGAAAAAGATGATGCACTTGGCCTGATGTGTGAGTATGCTAGTTTTTTTACATTCCCCTCGTTGTTAGGAGGGGGATCACAAGAGGAAAGTGGCTCAGAACAATCTGCGACTTAGTCAAGTTTTACGAGGGTGGATTGTCTTTTGAATATGCTTTCGAACTCACATATGAGTCACTCCTTGATCTCAGAATAGAAGCAGTCAGAATTGCAGATGCAATTAATAAACCAAACAAATAGGGAATATGGCTTTTGAACAGAGTTATCTCATTAGAGTGGTTGATCAAGCCTCAAGAGCATTGAGGAAGATTAGCACAACAGCCTTGTCCACAACTAGGAATATTACTGGCATTGGTGCATCCATGAAGAAGGCTGGATATCACATGACCAGTATGCGTGGGATAATTTCTGCTGCTTATGGTGCTGCAATGGTTGCATTCCCTATTAAACAGGCTGCAGCTTTTGAAGCAGCTTTGATTGATATTGAAAGAGTATCTGATTTTAAACCAGGTGGTCTTGATAGATATAAGCAATTCTTGATTGAACAATCTATCTATCTTGGGAAGAATGTAGAAGACCTTGGAAAAATGGGCTATGCCTTGGCCAAGTTCCTTGATAAATCTGATGACCTGGTTGGGTTCACAAAACTGGCATCAGAGGTTGCTGCTTCTTTTGATATACCAGAAGTTGAGGCTGCTGAACAGATAGGTAAGATTACAGCAAAGATGGGTCTTGATTTAGCTGGAGTAAAAGATCTTTTTGATGCTATGAACTATAGTGCAGATAGAACAGCAACAAGCATGAAAAACCAGCTCCAGATAATGGCCCGTGTGGCACCAGATTTGGCCAGTTTCAACATGCCCCCCAAATTCGCTGCTGCATGGGCTAACTTTGCCGATCAGATGAAGGCAACCCCCCGTATAGCAGCGAAGGGGTTGGAGATGTTTTTGCGAGAAGTTTCTCAAATGAGAGGTGGGTTGAGAAAGCTTTTTGCTCCTGGCGCAGATGCAAACAAGATATTCCTTGAATTTTTGGAAAAGATGGAAAAGATGCCAAAGATTCAAGCCAAGATGCGGGCAAGTGGAATTTTTACAACAAGGACTGCAAGAACAATAGGTAGTTATGTTGATAGGCTAGACCTGCTGAAAAAGTCAATGAGACTTGTTGGAGAAGGTGGCAAATATGTTGGCTCAATGCAGCGGGAATTGGAGAAGAAATTAACAAGTGCCAATACTTCAATTGGTGTGATGAAAGCAATGCTCAATGAACTCTCAAGGGTCATGGGTGATATTTTCCTGCCTTATCTGAAGCAATTAGCAAAAGATCTTGTTCCTGTATTCTGGGAGTTTAGAAGATTTTTGATGGAACATCCAAATCTCATAAAAATTGTAATGGGTGTGATTGCATTGGTGACTGTTCTTTCTGCTGCAGGAATTGTCATTGGCTTATTGTCTATTGCATTTGGCGCAATCCTCTCTACAGCAGGATTAATTGTTCTTGGTATTGCTGCTATTGGTGCAGGTTTTGCATATATGTATAACAATTCTGAAAATTTTCGTAGTGCAGTTATGTTACTCATTGCTCCTTTTAGAGAGATTTGGGGATATGTTCAAAATATTTTTGGATCGTTATTTGGTGGTGTTGATGGATCAGCTGTTTGGGGTGGTGTATTTGCTATCATTGAAACTGTTGCAGTGAATGCTATGCGAGTCCTTGCTGTGGCAATAAATCTTGTAACCTGGCCACTTAGGGCTGTTCTGTTTCTGATGGATAAAGTTATAGATTTCTTTGTCAATATACAGGAATATGCTGGTGTATTTTCTGATTTTGCAACAACTCTATCTAGTGCAATAGGGGGTGGATTATCAGGCATTGGTGATTTCTTTTCAGATGCTGCATCTGCCACAGGTGAATATGTTTCAGGGGCTGTTAATAAAAATACACTAAATGGACAAATTGAAGTTTCTGCAAGCAAAGGATCTGAAGTTGTTGGCACAAAGATGGATTCTCAACCTTCTGGCAATGTTGGATTTAGTTATGGTGGAGTTGGAGGAATATAATGTCAAAAGAATTTTCATCAATTAGTCGATTAAATGAAGCTTCATTTCGTGGAATCCCTTTCATTGTCCCTGATGAATCAGTTTCAAGAGGGCAAAAGCTTGCTATTCACGAATACCCAAACAGCAATAAAAGGTTTGCTGAACCATTAGGCAAGATCCCTCCTATTATTGATCTGACAGGGATAGTTGATGGCTTGTCTGCAACCAATGATGATGCTGAACAATTTAAAGATAGGCAATCATATGTTGAAGCTAGATGGGATCTTGAGCGTGCCTTAGAAGAATATGGCCCTGGTGAATTGATTCATCCTATTTATGGGACAATTCAAGTTCAAGTTGGTGAGTTCACAGTAAAATCTAATCAACGCAAAGTTGGTGAGTTTATCTTCAAAATGCAGTTTTTCTCATCTGAAGAAGTTGTTCCCAATCCACTCCCTGCCACAGAAAACACTGCAACATTTTTGGCAGATTCAGCAAGAAGTGATTTACTTGATGCAGTTGAAGATGCATATGAAGATCCAATTGATTCCAATGCCCTTGAAGGTGCTGTGGATTATGTTTTAGATAGTTTAGATACAGTTAATGATGCAATAGATAGTGTGGTGGAACCAGTTGAGTCTGCGCTTGCTGCTACAAATACTGCAATTGCTCAGTTCAGGAATGGTGTTTATAATATCATGCAAACTGCCGCTGGGCTTAAAGCAAATCTCCTGAATACATATAATAGCTTTTTGCAATTATCTCTTGATCCTGGAACATTAGCTGCAGCTTGGGACAATTTAATTGATTTTGAAGGAGAAGAGAAAGCTGATACAAACACAGTTAGCAGGGCAAACAGAGTCAATAATCAGATAGTGATCGAGGAGCAGACACAAATCACAGGATTGATTGGTGGATTCGAAGCAGCGGCAAATACTGACTTTAGCACAGTTGAAGAACTTCAAGAAAGGATAGAAGACCTTGATGAAAAATTCACAGAGTTCTTTGAAACAAATGAGGATGCAATCTTGGCAATTACTCCTGCTGTCAGAAGTTCAGTTTTAACTTTAAGGGCAAAGACTAAAGAAGCACTTGATGATCAATCATCAAAGATCTGGAGAACATCAGACATACTTACAAGAAAAACTTCAATGTCATTGATGGCATATAAATATTATGGTAACATAGATAATATTGATACTCTGATAGATCTCAATCCTGAAATAAATGTAGCTAATGTTGAGGGCACAGTTAAGGTGGTTGCAAGATGACTATAAGCATAAGCCTTGATGGCATTGAATATGATGGTTGGGATGAAGCATATGTTGAACGCAGTATTGATAATTGTGCATCATCTTTTGGATTCAGCACAAGCTCAAAAGAAGGGAAAATCATCCCAATACAGGAAGGTGATCTTGTAAGAATTTACACTGATGGCACACTAAAGACCACCGGATATATTGATTCATATGAAGTTGGGTATGATCCAAAAAGCCACGATATAATTATCAAAGGCAGGAGCAAAACACAAGATTTTATTGATAGCACAGTTCCATCTATAAAAGAATGGGAAAATTATAGTCTATACAATCTTTGTAAGACAATAGCTGCTGAATTCAATATTGATGTTATAGATCTAGCAAATGCCAAAGATCCATTCTTAAATGTTATTGGTGCAGAGCTTGGAGAGACTTGTTTTGATTTTGTGAAAAAATTTGCAGCAAGAAGACAAGTGCTTCTGACAGATGATGAATATGGCAGGTTGGTCCTGTCGGCACCATCACAAGATTTATCTGATTTATCACTTCAAAATATTATTGGCTCAGAAAACAATAACATAAAATCAGCCAACCGAAAAACAAATTTGGCAGAATTATTTGGGGTGTATATTGCTCAGATACAAGGATACCCTGTTGATGTAACAGAATTTGACACTGTCCAAGAATTGATAAAAACATCTGAAGTTGTTGTTGATCCTGAAATAAGAAACACAAGGCTTTTAGAATTTTTTGTTGATGAAATAATTACTATCAATAATATTGATATTGTTTCAGACATCAAGCAAAGAGCTAAATGGGAAATGGCAATGAGGCGTGCCAAGAATTTTAATTATACAGCAACAGTTGCTGGTCATAGCTATTCTGGAAAGCAATGGGTTGAAAACATGTTATACCAGATTGATGATGATTTTACAAATATCAAAGGCCAATTTTTCTGCAATAAGATAAGATGGAATTATAATTTGGCTTCTGGATCCACAACCACATTAAATTTTACCAATAAAAATGCCTATACTTTACAGGCTGAAAGGGATAAGATAATATTAACTGATGATTAGCATGTATCATAAACTGTATCAGAAATTATTGAACATCATTAGACAGGCTTGGTATAGCAGGGTGGACACTGACACTGCTTCATTCCCAGCAGGATCACTTGAGTCAAATGGGAAAGAATCAAAATTTGTCAGGATGTCAGTATATGGAATATGCTCAAACCCTCCTAAGAATAGCCACATCCTTGTCCTTAATGCACAAGGTAGAGAGTCAAACAAATTTGGCTTTGTCAATGATTTCATAAACAGAAAAAAGTCTTTAAAAGAAGGTGAAGCTGCGCTTGTAAATACAAAGACTGGTACATTCATCTTGATGAAAGAAGATGGATCAGTTTCTGTTGATAGTCTGACAAATTTTAAAATTAATTCAGATTTAGAAGTAACAGGTGATGTAAATGTAGCTGGTGACATCAATGTTGTTGGTAGTGTAAATGTAGATACTGATCTTGATGTAACAGGATCAGCCACAATTGGAGTGGATGCCACAATTGGCGGAATTAGTTTTTTACAACACTTTCATCTTGGTAACCTTGGCTTTAATACTGGTGCAGCTTTAGGCTCAGGTGGAAGTTCACCACCGAGTAGCCCACCAACAATGAGTGGAAATGATCTCGATATGAATGGTAATGATGTTATCAACATTGGATCTAATGGAATTACAGCAGATACCCATATTCATGAACAAGCCAATGATTCAAATGGCGATACAGAAGCTGACACTGAACCTCCTAAGAACCCATAATGGATGCTAAATTAATCACAGTGAATGGTAAATTCACAATTGGGATAACTGGATCTGATCTGACTCAAGATGATGGCTTTGATACTGCAATCAACTTGTCACTATTCACAGACAAGAGAGCTTCAGATGATCGAATCCAAGAAGAAGTCAATAACAAAGGATCACTACATGATTTAGTCAGCAAAGTTCAAGGAAGAAAGCATGGAAGCTTATTGTGGCTGTTAGACATGGCAAGGTTGACACCAGCTACAAGGAATGATGCAGCAACATATGCACAGCAAGCTTTGAACTGGTTTGTAGAAGATGGTCTTGCAAAATCAGTTATTGCAATTGCAGAAATTGTGCCAAGATCTGGCATTCGTTTACAAATTGTCATTACATACAATAATGGCCAAGTCTCTACAAGATATCGAAATTTATGGGAGTTGACTGGTAATGCCGCTTGATACACCTACATATCAACAGATTATAGATAGAATCAGGGCAGATGTCAAGTCTATCCTGCCAGATCTGGATCCAACTATTTTTGAAAGCTTAATCAGTGGAATCACTGATTCAAATGCTGGCAGGCATTATGATAATGTCCTTTCTATCCTTCAATTAGTTAAAGAACTATTTCCTGATACTGCTATCAGAGAAAATCTTGAGCGTTGGGCTGCCTACGAAGGTATTGTTCCATTCCCAGCCCTCCAAGCTGCAGGAAATGCTGTATTTACTGGGGCAATTGGCACAACAATACTTATCAACCGTGAATTCAATTCAGGATTAAATTATACATATATTGCTCAGCAAACAGTTGAAATTGCTGAAAAAATAATTACACTTAGCTCTTTGACTAATGATGGGCTGACAGCTATTGCTTTAGCAAATGAAGATTTCCCATTTGCCACAAATACAGAAGTTACTATTGAAAATGCTGGAGTTGCAGAGTACAATGGCTCATTCCCGATTGTGATGCTCAGTGCAAGAAAATTTCAGTATACTCTGCCATCTTTGCCTTCTGGTCCAGCTACTGGTGGAACTTATGAAAATTTATTGTTGTGGTCTGAGGCTTTAGATAATGCTGTTTGGATAAAAGGAACTGATGTAACTATTACTCCTGATAATATTGCTGCTCCTGATGGGTCTTTAACTGCAGATAGAGTAAATATTGCTAGTTCTGGTTTTAGGAATATTAGGCAAATAGCAGCTATTTCAACAGCAAACTCTTTTATAGCACTATCCAGATTTGTCAAAAAAGGAACCATAGATAATGTAAGGCTAGCTATTGGCAATACTAGTTTGTCAAATCAATTTTATGCTCAATTTGATTTGACAAATGGAGTAGCTGGGCCAATTGTTTATATAGGTGCAGCTTCTGATGCTATATCATCAATTGAACCATATGGGGATGATTGGTATAGGTGTATTATTATTGGAAAAGCAAATGGAGGCGACACAGACATAAGGTTTGAGCTGTCTGCAGCTATTGCTGGTAATTATTACTCCTGGGGTGCACAAGGAGAAGAATCAGAAACAGCACACACATATGCTAAAACAGAAGCAACCACTGTAACAGTAACAGATATTAATTCCAAAGCCAATGCTGCTGTTGTCCCTGTCAATTCAGATCTCACTGGTGCAGATAAGAATTTAGATTCTGGTGCAACCCTGACTTTTGCCTCTCAGCTATCTGGCGCAGACCTAGATGGCTTTGTGGATCTAGATGGAATTACCGGTGGTAGGGATCTGGAAACTACTGAGAGCTTATATCGGCGAACGGTCCAAAGCAGATCCAATCCTGTGGCAAATTTCAATGAGGCAGCAATCACAAAACAAATGCTGCTGGTTGAAGGAGTGACTAGAACATTAGTCAAGCGGATCACTCCAGCTATTGGGCAAGTTACAAGTTTATTTGTCAGGGATGATGATGATGATATTATTCCCAGTGCAGCTGAAGTAACAGATGTTAATGATTCAATTTTAGAGATATTACCAGCCCAAAGTGATCCAAGCGATGTCATAACAAAAGCTCCAACTCCAGTAACTACAAATTATGATTTTGCTTCAATTACACCAAATACTGCGACAATGAAAGCTGCAATTGAAGAAAACTTAATTGCATTCTATGAAGATGAAGTAACATTTGAAACAACTATTACTGAAAAGAAATACAATTCTGCCATAGTTGATACGATTGATGCAGAAACTGGAGATAGATTGACAGATTTTACATTGAATTCTCCTAGTGGTGATATTGTTGTGACAACTGATGAAATTGGAATTCTTGGAACTGTAACTTTTGTATAAATATGCCAACTATTTTTGATCCATTTACAATACCAGAACATCATTTTTTATTGGCATCCCATTTGCCTCCTGGCAGAGCTTGGGCAAGTGCTTTTGATCCAGATGATGATTTTGGGAAGCTTTTTTTAGGGCTGGCAGCTGAATTCTATCGCTTTCAGGTTCTTGAGAAGAAATTGTTTGATGAAATGGATATCAATCAAACTTATGAATTATTGACAGATTGGGAGAAATCTGTAGGCATCCCTAATGAATGTTTTTCAAATGTTAATAATTTAGATACAAGAAGAAAACAGGTTTTACAGATATTTTCTAAATTTGGTGGAGTGCAGACAAAAGAAGATTTTGAAAGAGTTGGGGCAGTATTTGGGTTTACACTAAATGTGTATTCAGGAAGTGCATGGGAAACATTTCCACTATCAGTACCACTTATGTTTTCAGATACTACAAAAGAAGCAAGGCACACAATAATTATTGAATTAGTCAATGATGCAGCTACAGGTGGGACATTCCCTCTGCCGATTCCTATACCATTTATTTTGAGTGGTAAAGATTTGTTGCAATGCATGTTTGATAAATTAGCTCCAGCAAATGTTATAGTCATAATTATAGACAAGGTTACTCCATGAGATTTATCGCTCAAAAAGTTTCTAATTCTGCAAATAAGGTGAATGATGGTGCATTGAATGCCTTGAAAAATGAATTACAGAATACAGTAGAATCCACTGGCCAATCTTTAGATCCTGCGCTTGGACCAGATACTGATTTAGAGATGCTGGGGAAAGCTGCTGCTATTTATGCGAATGCTGGCAGAGGATATGTTGTAGATACAGGGGTGGTTGATGCTTATGTTGGAGAATTATCTGGAAACCTTATTGGTGGCAATAGATCATTCAATATACAGATGTTTGTTTTTAGGCCAGCTAATACAAATACTGGTCCTTCAACACTAAACATTAATTATGGCATTGTTACAAATATAGTTCATACCAATGGCAATGAGCTGGCAGCTGGTGACCTGATAGCAGGTAATAATTACCTGATTGTTCACAACAAGAATGCAGCAAAATATATATTAATAGGGGTGATCAAACCAGAAAGAGCACCAGGTAAAATTGTTAAGAGTGCTGCTGGAATTCTTGATGCTTCGCATTTATTGTGTGATGGATCTGCTAATAGCAGAACCACTTATAAAAGGCTTTTTGATACTATTGGAACTATATATGGTGAAGGAGATGGGAGTACAACTTTTAATATCCCTAATATTGCATTATTGTTTCCTGATTTTGTAGATCAAGGTGCTTTGACTTTGGACTGGACTGGCATATCTGTTAATCCAATTACTGGTGATGTATATGCTTGCGAAGTAAATACTGAAAAAGTCTATAAGCAAACGCTTGGGGTTGGTTCTTGGGCAGATCAAAGTGCGCCAGGAGGACAACTTTCGCCCCCTTCCCTGTCAGCGC